TTCTACGGTTCCAGCGCCATAACCTTCCATCGCAATACCGCTTAGTTCTGCCTCACGCAAAACCTTTGCTGCTTCTGGCCCTTCAGGAACTAACATACCTTCTGTGTTATAAACTTTGCGACCCTTGTCGGTAATCACATAGTAAGCACCATTTTTAAACTTAACAGATGATCTAATCGTATCGCCGCTAGTGTCATAAAGCTGCGCTGTCAAAACCTTATATGCTTCTGCGGGTGTCATGGCCCCAGACTTCACCGCACCAAGCAATTGTTTTGCTAAAGCCGCACCAACGCCCGTACCGCCAGCAATACGCTCTAGTTCTCCAATAGTAGCGTTCTTTGTCGCATCCTCTTTTTCGAATGCAGCGCGTTGCAAGCCTTGCTCACGTATCTGCTGCCCCATGCCAGTGCCTTGCAGAACAAGAGGATCAAGTGATGCACCCACGCGACCAAAGAAGTTTAATCCCGTATTTGGATCACGTTTCATCAGTCGCTGACCAAGGTTCATTCCTGAATTATCGGGTTGCATAAAGCTAAGAAGTGACATTGGTTTTTCCTTTGAGGGAACTGGTCTTGGAGACATTGGTGGAACTGGTCTTTGGGTCATGCTTGCTGAAAGCGGATAATTAGCTGGGCGACCATTAGGCAAACGACTAAGAACAGCTTTGATGTAGTCTTGCGTTTCTGGGAAGTTAGGAACACGACCTAATTTCTCTACCTTTGTAGGCCCAGCGTTGTACGCCGCAAGCGCCATATTGAGATCGGGAAAGCGGCTCATCATTTGGCTTAAGTAACGCGCACCGCCAGCAAGGTTTTGTTTGATGTCCCTAGGATCAACGCCAAGTTCCTCTGCGGTGTCTGGCATTAGCTGCGCTAAACCAATCGCGCCCTTTGGAGATATGGCATTAGGATTAAAGCGACTTTCTTGCTGTATTAACGACAGATACAAGTCTTCGGGAACACCCGCCTTACGCGCAGCTTCCCGTGCTAATTGCATGTAATATGCGCGTGTGTTCTCTGCCATTTAGTTTATCCAAACATGCTTGCGCCAACTTGCAGATAGTTGAACAATCCTGGGTTGAAGCTCTGTTGTGTACCACCACCTGTGGTTGTTTGCGATGTGCTGTAAGGCACCATGCCAAGAGCCTGTAGGGGTAGCTGCATCTTTTGTGTTGGCGCGTTTGCGTAACCTTGATATTGCTGTCTGCCCGCATCGATAAGCTGCTGCATTGCCGCTTGCTGTACCGCACCCTGACGCATTTGTTGGTCTTGGATTTGCTGACCGTAGCCAAACGATTGCTGACCCAGACCTGCAAGCTGACCCGCTGCGCCTAGCTGACGACCTAGATCGGCCTGTGAGGCACCTAGTGCAGTGTTAAATCCTTGAGCGCGTAAACGACCAGCCGCATCTGCCATTTGCTGCGTGTAGCCCTTCATCGCTTCCGCTTCTGCAATGCCCTGACGCGATCCACCGAACGCCCGTGCTTGCTGTGCCTGTGCGCCAATCTGGTTCAATCCCATCTGTGCCGCTGACCCAACGTCACGCAGTGTTTGCTGCACAACTTGGTTTTCGTAGGGGTTCTGGTAAGCTGCCATGCCGCCCGCTGCGGTTTGACCCATGCCTGCCGCCGTTCGTGCCATCGCGCCCTGTTGAGCCATAGATGCTTGGCTGTATGGATTTGACGCTGCCTGCGTCATTGCTGGGTTTGCACCGCCTGCCATGTTACTTTCCTCTACCTTGGACGCTCACTGGCTGTACGCCAAGAGGTGATGTTGGTTGATACTGTTGTACCGCGAAATCTGGTGTTCCTTCAGGAACTACGTTTGCACCCTGAACACCTGTCACTGGGTTCATAAAGAACGTATCCATGTACTGCGCCTGCGCTGGGCGATACTGTTGCAAGTTCTGCACGGATTGCTCAAATACTGGCGCTGATGAATAACCTTGTACGCCGCCTGCAAACTGTGTTGCCTCTGGCATGTACTGACCCGCGCCCGTACTCATCCCAAACGCCCCTGCGGCCTGCTGAGTATTCTCAAAGCCTGCCTGCTGCATAGGTGTAAATGCTGCAACGTCTGGCCCGTAGTAAGGGACATACCCAATGTTAGAAAGCTGATCCGCTAGTGCAAGGTTTTGCTTGGAAGCATCTTCGATGTAATCAGGAATATCTTGCGTCACCGTTTGTGGTGCAGCTTGTTGGACTGTTGTTGTACCGCCTTTAGACATTACTCAATTTCCTTTTTGTATGTGGCATATAACGGCTCCCAGCCATTTGCCATCAACGGTTTTTTCCAACCAAATCTTCCTGTCATTGTAGCATTTTCGCACCCTTGTGCCAACGCCCATGCTTTTACATCGTTATCCATGTCCATAATCTGGTCTAATTCGCCGCCAGCTAGAAACACGTTTAACACCTTTTTTCTAGGATATACCACAATTTCCGTAACAATACACCCCCTTGGGGCAGGCCACAATTGCATGTTGCCAGTATTCACTGCATCCACAATATCTTGATATTCGTGTGTGCCATTAGCATATTCCAACGCCGCTTCTATCCAAGGCCGACACCGCTCCAAGTGATCTATGGGTGTTAAATCGTTCATCCGTGCATCCTTGTGATGTGTAAGGTTGTGGCTGGTGCTGCTGGGGAAAACGCTGTTGCTGCTGATGCATCTAAAAAGCCCGATGTACTATCAACAGCCCACATGACCTGTAATTCGTCACCCGCGCTTACATCAAACTTAGCTGAACGCGAAACAACCTGCGTGGCATCATTCTGGTGCAGTGCGTAAATGATTGTGTTGTTTGCTGCATCTGTGCCATTTAATCTGGGCCAAAAGTAAAATTTCACCGTGCTAGATGACGATGACGAAATCTGCGCAGAAAACATCACTAGATATTCGCCTGCTTCGCTAAACACAATCTTGCTGTTGTCGGTAGCATCACGATCAATTCCGACATTCCCCGTGGGCGCATCATACGTTATTGCGTAGGCTGTATCTGCTGCTGCCGCTGTTACATCCGTAGTTCGATAGAAAGAAGCATGACCATCTTCTAGGACAATCTGAACAAACGCTCCGTCTTTGGATACTACAGGATAATTGTTTGTGCGATCCCAAAGAATAACACCATCCTCTGACGGGTTATCTTCGGCTGTCTTAAATCCTAGCTTTGCCAGATTGCCTTGCAAGTATGCTGACAATTGCCGACCCCACTGGCGCAGATCAGGCCCAATAGGTGGCAGAATAGGACTTGGCATTACCTACGACCCCCAGCAATAGTGTCTATTCGCATATTGCCAACTTTCCACTGGGTTGCGCTCTGACCCTCCACCCGCATACGAAGCTGCCGACCAGAGAAACGCACACTTGTTGGATTGGCAGGCGTAAACGGCCCATGCGTAGTTTCAGTCGCGTTGGGATAAAACCGCGTCTTAAAGGTTACGTTTACGTCCCCCTGCGTAATTTCATCAGGTATCAGCTTTGTGACTTTTGCAATGTTATCACCCGCACCCATACTGATTGGGCCTGTTTCAGCAAATGTCGTTTCACTGTCAAAGTTATAACCAACTTCGTGATCGTAAATGTCGCTGTCTGCGTTATGACCCGCCATGAACGGATAACGGAATACGCCACGCTGTACACCAGATGTGCGGGATAGCTCACCAATTAGCCAGTGGTTTTCTTTATAATCAAAAGCCACATAGCGATCTATTTCTGTGCTGTTAGAAGAACAATAGAACCACCAGATTTCACCATACTGACCGTTTGCAACCGACCAAACTTTTGATTGCTGCGCTACGTTAAAGTCACCAAATACATAATCGTGAACATCACACGGTATTTCTGAAACAGAGTTACCGTCAAACGCAAAGAACCCGCGCTGACCCATCCAGAAAACGCCAATGTCCACATCAGATGCAGATTTGCGTGAAATCGCTCCGCAAGATGTTCCTACGCGCTCAAAGCCATAAACGTATGGTGGGCCTAGATAACGTGCTGTATGCGCGTCTGTGTCCGTTATAATGAGTGTCTGACCGCGTGTACGGATGCCCTGCATGATCTGACCAGATGTTTGCAAGTCAATGTCGCCAGCTTCGTTTGTTGCTGCGGGTGTCCATAGCGTATTATTCTCACGGTCACACCATTGCACTTTGCGTGGATTTCCACCTGCACCAAGAGCAAAAACAAAACGCTCCTCTGTGACAACCAAACCTAAGTTATCTGTGGGCGCGTTAGTAATCGGCGCAGCATTTGATGCAGTGTTTAATTGCCATTCCAACAAGCGACCATCATCGTAATGACAAGCTACAAGATATTCACCCCAGTTGTCTAACGACCATGTGGTTGCCTCTTGCGGAACACTATTTTCTGACACCTGAATTGGTTGTCCGTAATATCCTAGACCATAAAACCCACCGCCAAAACCTGTATTAGTTGCCGCATCTTCACGGCCTGTCGCCAAATCAGTCGGTGTGATATCTGTAAGCGTACCGCCGCCTGTCATCACAACTAACGCATCATGCGAACCACCAGCCAACCAAGCATTGCCGTTGATTGTTTCCCATGTGTGCATACCGCGAACAGGGTTCGTACAGAAAGATGTTTTGCGCTCACGCCAACCACCTATCGGGCGCAATGAGTTGTCACGCCAACGAACTAGCGATCCGTCACGCCAACGCCCTGCCTGCTCTAAATCAGTGCCGTTTCGATAGAAGCCTGCGGGTATGTCTAATGGTACTAACGTCATTTATTTCACCATTTACCTAGTGGGCATTCAGCGCTGTTAATGCGTGTCTTAGCAGGCATAATGCAGTTACATTCACCGCACATAAAAACTAAAGATTTGTATGAGGGACATGCCTTGCAAACATCCATTCTTTGTGCAGCTTTTTCTGACGATGCGATAGTTCCTTCTGGGCAATCTATCTCTACTTGCTCACCGTCAACAATTTGCCAACAATTCATTTGATGGATCGGATATGCTTCTGATATATTGTCGTCTGTCATCATTCTACTCTTAGGTTGAACCGTAGATTGTGCCGTTATTTGTTAGGGTTGCGTAAGTCCCAGTAATAGCCGCGCCACCTGACCCTGCGCCTGAACCTGTGCCAGCCGCACCCCAACCACCGCCGCTATTTGTGACGTTTTCTGATGCGCTTAGAATGGAGCCGCCTGTGCCGCCGTATCCTGTGGCAACGATTACGCCGCCGTAATTAATTGTGACACCTGACAACTCACAAGGTGGTGGGCCTCCACCCGTGCCAGAGCCGACACAAGAACCACTAGAACCCGTTGTCGTACCACCTGATCCCGCGTATGCACCCTGATTGCCACCAGCCGCATATGTAATTGTAGCTACTGATGGGCCACAGCAACTTGCAGTGACTGTACCGCCCTCTGAACAGCCAAAGGTAACACTGCCGCATGAGCTATAGGTCACGTTAGAAGAACTGGCTGCTGGGCCTGCGGTATTAGGTAATGATTGGCCTGCGCCACCGCCGCCACCTGTCGATGCCCCTCCACCGCCACCGCCAGCAATAAATGCTCCAGAGTTATTTGTTATAGTTACGCTGTCAGATGTAGTAATCTCCACAGCATCGCCACCGTCTTGCCCCGCTGAACCACCATACCCAGTGATAGCCCCACTGTTGTTAATGGTTACACCGTTAGGGAAGCTACCTGCTATGAGCATACCCGCAGTAGAGGTAGTGGTTGAATACACTGTAGTACCAGAGTTTACGTTAATGGCTAGAGG